TCTAGCATCTGCAACTATTGCCTTGGCGTGTTCATAATCTTCGGGTCTGAACTCTATTTGAATCGCTTTATACACGTTATTGGCTAGTGCGTCAGTTGGGTCATCGAAGTCATCTAAAGAGCCGTAGTCAGGTTCGTCTGCAAACGTTGGAATATCGTCCCCCCAACCGAGTAGTGAAAGATCAAAACCAGTTTCTGACAAAGTTTCTAATTCTTTTTTTAATAGGTCATCGTCCCAAGATGAGTTAAGCGCAAGTTGATTATCTGCAATTATGTACGCTTTGCGTTGCTCTTCTGTTAGGTGAGAAAGGGTTATTGTTGGAACAGAATCCATTCCAATTTTTTTTGCCGCTGTAATCCTTCCATGACCCGCAATAACATTCCCGGTATCATCTATAAGTACTGGGTTTGTAAAGCCAAACTCTTTTAAAGAATTAACTAATCGTTCAATTTGTACATCGCTGTGAACTCGAGGATTATTTTTGTATAGGGTAAGATCAATTATTCTTGACTGTTTTATATGCTCAGGGGCTACGATTGGGTAACTTGGTGTTTGGGTCATAAGTCGAGGTGTATCTGTTCTGAGTTTAACCCTTTTTTCTTAGGATAAAACTCTACAGGTTTAGGCTGTAACCAAATACGCTTGCCGTTAAGTATTCGATAATTGCATCTTTGCAATGGGTCGTAGACAATGTAGTCTTTAGAGTGTCGGTAAGATAGTCCTCGCATTTTTCAACTGTTCTTTTACTTTTTGGATTTCTTGGGGTAATTCTGATTTTTTATTTTTTAAGTTTTTCTGTATTAGCTTATTCATAAGATTGGCTGTTTCTTTCCAAGCCTTTTTTCTGAGATTATGTAATTCTCTAACTGTATCTTTATCAATATCAACCCCTACGTTGTTTCTAATATCTCCATCGCCATTTCTGAATCCGTGAGAAACTAGCTTTGCATCTTCATCATAAACCGGGTAAACGGCTTCACAATAACAGATGATTGCAAGGTCAGACCCTGCCATACGTTTACCATTTTCCTGTTTGTCGTAATCAGGCAGATAATTATTTATAAGACCGTCAGCATTGTGAACTATCCCGGAATCATTGCAAGCGTAGCAGTTGTAGTTTGGGACTCTGAATGTAACATCACGATCAATCGCGGCTCTCTTGTATGGTTTCATGGGGTGTTAAAAAGGTTGTTCATTGGTTTTATTTTTTAGCCAAGGTCTTAATTTTGATTGATTTTCTGGTTTCCGCAACTCTAAAAACTGTTCGTATTGGCCTTTGCTAATCCATCTATGGCAATCAGGAAACATTGGACACCATTCGTCATTTCTAAATTTTTTTATCCTTGCCTTTATATCGGCTTCTAAACACTCGGGTAGTTTTTCTTTAGTTTTTTTATCTAGTTTTTGCCATTCTGTAAAAGCGGGTTTTTTTGATTGGCTAATACTTTTTTCTGCGTGCATAGATTGGTACATATTCCAAAAAAATTCAAAATCTTTCGTATATGCGCCCTTTTTTGTTTTTTGTTTTAGTTTAGTTTGTTTTACTTCAAGTTCATCTGGTGAACCACCCTTAGTTTGCGTGGTAGACCACCCTAGTTCATCAGGTGTACTGGTTGCTGAGACAGACGTCGGTTCAATACTGGGTTGTTGAGGCGAAGGAACCCTGCACTCGTGCCAAACTGTAACACGATAAGCATTTGTTTTCTTTCCGTTTTCGTCTCTTCTATTAACTTTTTGTAACCACCCAAGACTACAAAGTTGTTCAACTGTTTGAATCACCTTAGTTCTGCACATACCGGCGTCTTTTGAAATTGTGCTATAACTAGGCCAAATGTTCGGGTAGTAGCTTTGCAGAACCCACAATACCGCTAACTGGTGTGGGTCGATTCTGCCCTTCAAGGCTGTGGGCAAAGATACGAACGGCGTATTTTCTGGAATGAAGCTCATTATGTATTACTGTTTTATCGTTGAAGGTATTGAGGCCGCACCACAGGGTAGCAAAAGGCACGTTGGAAATGGACGTATGATTGAATCAAGTAAGAAAGTAAAACCATGGCGTGAGGCGGTTAGATTGGAGGCAAATAAAAATGTCGGCGAGATTATACAAGAACCAGTACACGTTGAATTAGTATTTTGGTTTATGCGTCCGAAGTCTCATTTAAACGCTAAAGGAGAAACGCGGCAATCTGCGCCTAGATTTCCTACGTCAAAAAACAGGGGCGATATTGACAAGTTATGTAGGAGTACCTTAGATGCTTTAACATTATCAGCGTTTGCTGATGATTCGCAAGTGGTAAGTTTGCAAGCCCGAAAATATTATTGCGATAATAAAAAACCCGGTCCAAAAAAACCGGGGGCAATGATAACGATACAATCAACTGATCGAGTATATGAAACGAATTTCTTGGGTACTTTGCCCTAACTGCGAAATCTACACAATCCAAAAAGTTGTAAGCATAGTTGTAAACAAAGACTTTAAACAAATCAGGCGTAGAGTTTGTTTTGATTGCGGCCACAGGTGGTACACAATACAGAATCCAGAAAAAACTATTGATGATATAAAAGCAAAAAAATTATCTAAAGAGTTGCCGGGGGATAGATAAGCCACCTCGCGTAGACCTCCCTGTCTTTTGCAGTTTGTATACTGCAATTTTGTTAGACTTTCAGACCCGCTTTGCAAAGGTCGTCAGGCTCCCCGGCTAAATTTTATTGAGCGCTTCCTCCAAAGAGTAACAAACCCGAGAGATCAAACCAGCGTCCAAACTCTCTGGATTATTTCCATGAGTATTAACCTTTGGATTTCTGCGAAGAAATTCTCTTAAGGCGGCTCCATCATCGGCTCTAAGGTACATACAAATATTCATGTAGGTGTTTGGATAGCGAGTCGAATGTAATCTCTTACAAACCGATAATAACCCTAAATCAATGGGTCATCGTATTCTGGAATGTTTTCATTGTAGATTTTGTCCTCAAGTTTTCTTATCTCGTTAATAATTGAAGTAGTTGCGGCAATGGCTACTTCAACCTCTTCAAGCGTTCTTTTTTCACGTAAATAGTGTTTCCATTTATGAAGCTCCATATAACAGAAATGCTGTTTAAACTCATAAGAAAGTGATTTTTCAGTAGTCATTTTTTTCAAGGTCTAGTATTCTTCCAAGTGGTATTGTTGCTACAGCCGGGACTATGCTGTTTCCGAGGGCGCGTAATCTGTCCACCCTATTGGATAACCCATCATTTCCTCTACGAACGGTGGGTTCAGATACGTACCCTTTCCAGTCTGGGTTGAGTAAGTGTGGTTGAGAACGCCAGATAATTTGCCTTTCTCCGCTATCTTTTTGAAGTTTAGATTTTCCCCGGCGTCCTTGTAATCCCTTGAACATGGGGTCGGTAGATTCTGTAACTTGTTGAAAAGTTCTACTGTCTCTGGGTTTACTGCTTCCCTTAGATTCCCTAATTTTTTTCGACCCTTTCTGTGTGTCTGAGTCTGTTTTATCATTGAATCCAATCCTCTCGGCGGTAAATAATCCATTGTGTTTGGGGTAGGCAATGATCCAGATTCTTTCTCTTTTATGACAAGCGCCTCTTTGTTCGGCTGATATAACCGACCATTCACAATCGTACCCTGCTTCGGAAAGTTCCCCGAGAACAATGTCCATTCCGAAATTAAGCAACGCTGATACGTTTTCCAACAAGATGTACCGGGGTCGTACCAAGCGAATGATTCTGACAAGTTCAAAGAAAAGTCCAGAACGTGTCTCGGGCGTGATTCCTTGGCGTTGGCCTCCAACGGATAAATCTTGGCACGGAAAGCCCCCGCAGAGGACGTCAAACTGAAAAGGTTTTGCTGTGTATGTTTTGATGTCATCATGAATAGGTACGTTTGGCCAATGTTTTTTTAAAATTTTTTGACAGTAAGGATTGTTTTCAACAAACTGTGTTGTTTCAAAACCCCCAACAAGACGTTCAGCGGCATAAGAGAAACCCCCTATACCGCTAAATGTATCTAAAATTGTTAGCTTTTTCATTCATTCTTGTCCATGGTGTTTTTCCAATTCTTTAATTGCTTGAGCAAGTTCTAATTGTTTTATAAAATTTTCTCTTAACCATTCAGCCATAGCAAATCTTACAATTTGTGATGCCGAGCAATCAAACTCAATCGCTAAAAAATGAATGGCCTCATAATCTTTATTAGAGGCCGCACGAAAGTAAATTCTATCGCTATCCATTAGAAAGGGTTACTCCATGAATCGTATTGTTTATGAGTAATGAGATTGTCTTTGCAAAGTGCATCTGTGTAATCATTCCACTCAGTTCTTTTTGCAATATCGTCTCCCCTTCTATAACCAAGTTGTATGGCTTTCACTTTGTAGATAAATCTAAAAAGTTGTATTGCTTCAGCCTTGGTCATTTTTTTATTTGAATCAGGGTCATACATTTTTTGTACCTCCATTATTCAAATTTTTAATTTCTAGAAAAACATTTTTATGTTTCTTGTTTCTTTTTCTTTTTCTGGTCATTTGTACACCAGAATCGAATTGACTTTTATTTGTTGGAATTGGGTTGTATTCAAGCATTAGTTTTACCTCCTTTAAAGTTCCGTAATAAATACAATTTTTTCATTCGCCTTAGTTTCTTTTTGAATCTTTTTTATAAATTCAATTTTGCTTTCTGCTTCGGCGGTGACACAAGCCCAAGGCTCAAGTTCTGCATAAAAAAGTTTTTTCATTATTAGTCCTTGTAATAAATGTGGCCGTATTTCTGCTCAATATAAACTGTTGTCCAAGTGCCAACCATGTCGTCAAAGAAACCTAGCTTTTCTTGAATCTCTCTAGCTTCAGACCAAGTTTTTGGTTGTTTTTTGGCCAACTTTTCCCATAAATTATATTTTTTGACTAACTCTGCTTTTTCTTTGTATGACTCTTTTAGCTTGGTATATCCCATAGCCACCATGTCATTAATACATTGAATCTCGTATTTTCTGTAAAAGTCTTTTTGATTGTTGAGTATGTAATGATGCAACAACAAATAATGATCTGTGTTGTTCCAATCAACACTTTCACAACCGCCAATACCTTCTTGGTCTACAGCGGCTAAACAGGTTTTACCTTGTCTTAATTCACAGTTGTATGAAATCCAACCGTTTCTTGAAAGTCTTGTATTAACTTTGTAAACTGTGACTCGGCCAGTTTTTTTCTTTGTTAAAGTTTCCATTTTATTAAGCTCCTAGTTTAGTAACGCCAACGATTTCCTCATCAAGGTCAAGAACCTTAACACCGTGATCGCCTTCTAAATCCATGGCTAAATCTTGAGCCAAATAATCACTACCGTTAATCTCAATAGCGGTAATGTTCCAACCAAACGTGTCGTCTAAAGCCTTTGCACCTTTTTCAGTAACAGCGGCGAAACGTATTTTGTCGTTTTCTATGAACTTTCTAGTAATATCGAAAGTTTGTGTTTGAGTGATTTTCATTGAAACCTCGCGAATGTGACCCGCCTCCGGGTATGAATCAATTATGAACTAATATCAGGAATATCGCAACCCTGAACATCTGTAACATTGAGTTTTATTATAATATTCTAACTTTATCTTATAGATGTTTACAAATGGCTAAGAATGATTCATAATAGAGGTATGGGAGAGATTCCCTTTACCACTCGCCCTTTTCCCGGTCATGCCAATTACTTTCGACTTTAACGAAGAACAGCTAGAAAACCTTGAGGACATTCTACTTGAGGCTAAATACAATCTACCTGATGATGAAGAAGAGTTCCAAGAGGCTCATGAAGATAGCCCAGTCGGTACTATCCGTGAAGCACTTCTTCAGATCGCCGCACAAAAAACAACTGCGGGGGTTTGATTAAAGATGTCTAAGAATGTTACCACATACGAATGTGAGAAAGGCACACTTTTAAAGTCTTACGATACATTTGTTGCTTTAAAAGGCAAAAATAGAGAAAACGACATGGTCACTTTAAAGTGGCATAGCAGAACAACTAGCCGTCACATCAACGAGTTTTTGGGCGGTAAAGAATATACAAACGATGCCGCAAAGGTTTCACAATCTTTGTTAGATAACTTGGGTAAATTTATTGAGGCTTATCACAATGGCTGAATCAGAACAGCAAACACTTTGGGAAAAAAGAGAGGCATTTGTTAATGCTGATCGTGAGTATAAACAGCTTTGCGATAAAGTTGCTTCTATTCATAAAAATATAGATGCTACAAAATCTGCCGGACGCAATGCGTTGCAGAATATAAAAAGATTTCTTTTGTTAGAAGAACTAGCTACCAAACAATCTTATAAGTTTGAAGATGTTAACTGCGAAACTTCTTCAGAGCTAGAGGAACTAACAATGAACTGCAATGAGTGTTGGTTTTACGAGTTTAACAGCGCATCTGATTTTGCACTTGAACAGGCTTTGGAGTATTCACAAGTACCCGCAGAAATGTTCAAAAAAATCAAAAAGTACGAGGGGGACTTAAGGATTGCCACCCAGTACAAAGACGATCTTAGAAAACGTCTTATGGAATCATTCGATCTTGCATTAAAAGAATCAAATCAAAATCACAAAAAGGAGGAAACCAAGTGAGAAATTTATTTCTGATGATTGCTATGTCTGGGTTGTTTTATACAACCCTTTCTGGCACTTTATACGACATGACCGTTGCAGATTGCAATGCGGGTGTTATTGCGGCCTGTGAGGAAATCGCCAGATGAAATTTGAAAGAAAGCCAGATATGACCGATAAAGAAGAATTTCTTTTTCAAGGTTTTTATCTTTTGTTTGCTTGTCCAACAACAAAACATCAGGACGAAATGGTAAAGATTATTTGTGCTTTGCTAATGCACCCAGATATTTCCAAAGAAAAAGCGCAACAAGCAGTAGATAGAGCCATCGCCGCCCACATAAATGAAAAAAAATTGGAGGAAACTTTTAATGGCTGATAAAACAATGGATATTAAAGTAGGCGATCTTATCGGCAGAACTTGTATTAGAGATTGTGACCAAGAACACTTTGTCTTTTGCGGAATGATGCCACTAAAAGGGGAAAAAATACCTCGGATAATTCTTATGAGAAAGCTACCGGGGGAACTATCTCCGGCAATTTTTGTCGATTGGAACAGCTTTGGGGAAAATTATATTATTTCCACCGAGATACCAAAGGTAAAAGTTGCCTACAAAACAGCGAGAAGAAATGTATAACTCATTTTGTCTTTCGCTACTGGTCATTGCATCTTATTTAAATTTGTACTTGACCATAAAAAAAACCCGCAGAGGCCACCCCTGACCTTTGCGAGTTCTAACTCCAAGCCGCACCACAACGGCACTTCTATTCTAACCATGAATACTAACGAACAGTTAAAAACATTAGAAACAGCCATATTGCATGGCGGTGGTTTCTATAGCAAACTGGCTCACGCCGCACTTTCAGCTGACCCAGACAATCGTGCTTTGATTTTCAAAACTTGGCCACAGCTAGAAACTGTCTATGGCCCTTTAGGACCTTTTCAACACAGTACTCCAGATTTGAGGTTAATTAAATGATTATCCATGAGGTTAAACCAGTTTCAGTTGATTTTGCTAGTTATCAGGCAGACCCCGCTTATAGCGCAACTGACTTGAAAAAATTGCTATCACAATGTCCAAAGGCTTTATGGCATAGCAAACACAATGAACTTGCACCGCCAAAGCTACCAACACAAGCAATGAAACTGGGTAGCATGATTCACAAAAAAGTACTAGAGCCAGACGACTTTGACAAAGAGTACGTTGTACTTGAGGAAAAGCGCACCAAAGAAGGCAAAAAACTTGCCCTCGAATATGAGCAAAAAGGCTTGACTACTTACACCCCGGCGGACGCAAAACTTATTGACGATATGACTTTGGCAATTTGTCAGCATCCCGAAGCTCACGCACTTTTAGATAAAGGTCAATCTGAACAATCTTTCTGGTGGACGCATAGTTCAACAGGTCTTGATTGTAAATGTCGTTGCGACAAAATTCACAACGATACAATAGTTGATCTTAAAACTTGTGGCGAGGGTGGCGCTTCGCCAAAGGCTTTTACATCTTCAATTTTGAAGTTTATGTATCATGTCCAAGCCGCACATTATCTACAAGGTACTGGGGCTGACCGCTTCATCTTTGTAGCTATAGAAAAAGTATTTCCCTACAACATAGGAATATACGAATTAGACAACGATTTTATTGATTTAGGTTATGAACTCCAAGAACAGGCGCTTCTTAAAATATCTGAAGCAACTAAAACTGGATTCTGGCGAGGCTACACCGATGAGTTCGCTAGCGGAATCCAAACCCTTTACCCACCACAATGGCTCCTCAACGATGACTAAACCAGACTTCAAGGTTATGCAAATGACCCCAGAAAAAGCCAAACAAATATTAGTGGCGAAAAATAGGAACAATCGTGGTATTAAAGCATCAAATCTAAAACGGTTGACCACAGCTATTGAAAACGGCGAGTGGAGAATAACAAACCAAGGTATAGCATTTGATGACCAAGGCAACCTTATAGACGGTCAGCATAGACTAGCCGCTATTTTACAGACAGGAAAAACAGTCCCTATTCTTGTTGGAACCAATTTAGACCCTAGAATATTTGACTGTGTAGATACCGGGACTGCTAGAACTGCCGGAGACGGTATTGATATTGCCGGAAGTAACCACGGAAAAACTATTGCGGCGGCAATCAAGATTTATTATTTGTACAATAACTGGCCAAAACGTGCATGGTCTAGCACCGTTGCCCCAACATCAGCCCAGATATTGAAAATATACGAATCAAAAAAAGACACAATAGAGGCGGTTTACTCCGTTATTGCCAAAAAACATAAGAACTACAAATGTTTTCCTAAAAGTATTGGTTTGTGTTTTACATTGATTTGTTTAGATGCCGGTTGGTCAGACATACAAATGTATGAGTTTTGGGACGCGGTAACGCTAGGTGCAAATTTACAGGCAGACAGCGCAGTACTTTCTTTCAGAAACCAGTTAAGCAATGTTGAATATCGCAAGCGCGGTTGGTTTTCACAAAGATTTATTCTTAATGCTTTTATTGTTTGTTTTAACAAGCATACTCAAAACATTCCTACCATCAGGTTTATAGCGCCAAGACCTGATACAAATATGTACAAGGTAGAAAAACCCGCGCAAAAAGAAACATCAATCTTGGAGGTTATTAAAGCATCGTGAAAAAACCAAACTTAAAAGGCGTCATACAGCCCGAGGACGTCTATAAAAAAGGAAAATACAGTTATGTCTCATGGGCTAGGACTTCTGAATATCTTAATGAACTCGCGCCGGGGTGGGACTTTCATCTTGAATTACCACCAACTGTTGAGTCAACTGGGGTTGTTTGGGCGGCTCCAAACGGCTCAGGTTATCTTATGGGATATTTCACAGACCCAGAGGGTAAGAAAGGTGCTGTTTATCCGTATTCAATCATGGATAACAGAAACGAACCAATACCACTTGCAAAAATATCAGCAAGGGACGTAACAGACTCACACCGCCGCGGTTTTTGTTTTTGTGCGGCCAAAGAATTTAACCTTGGCTCAGAACTTTGGACAGGTAATGAAATTATCAAGGCTAAAGATTCAGCACCTACAAAACGTGGTGGCGCAGAACCCAAACAGAACATAGCCGTACTTGCGCGTGACGCTATCGTAAAGTCAACAACTGACCAACAGTTGAATAATCACTCAGAAACCTTGAGAGAGCGTTTTTCTGAGGGGAAAATAACACAAGATCAATATAATAAACTTATAGACTTAATCAACGCTAGGAGGAAAGCTTTAACAGCATGAACACCACCGAGACTCAATTTCTAACCACCGAGCAAGTAGCGGAAAGATATGGGCTAAGTCCCGCCACTATTAAAGATTGGAGGGCAAAAAAATTCGGTCCACCCTACTACACACTTGAAAGATATGCGGTATCGTGGGGTTCCCCTCGCGTACGCTATGACCTTCACAAACTTCTCGCATGGGAAGAAGCAAACAACATCACCCCTATTCAAAGTTTTTAAAAATTATGTCTAACTCCGCTTTCTGCTTTCGTTTCCGCATAGTCGGTAACAACAGCGCCAATCCAAACGCGCCAGAAAAAAACCTTATTATTGATTGTCCAGTAGAAGAGGCAAAAAAGTGTGCTATGTGGCTTATGCAACAAGTTGATAAGGTAGATGAAAAAGATTCAACAATCAGAATATATTCCGATAAAAAAAATTATGACGAGGTTCCCGGATTTTCTATCTGGGGCGGTATGTGGGGCAACTCTGGTAGGATTCAACCTCTAGATGAAGAAAATGCCCCCAAAAAACAATCTCGGTATACTGAGGATAAATCTGAAATACCTTTCTAATGATAGAGCCAAGTTTTCCAAACAATCCTTATGAGGGTCAAATATTTTATGACCCTGATATTGGCAAAACTTTTGAATATCAACGTAGAGACATTTTAGACCGTATGATTAATCGGCATAAAAGTGACTCTTTTTGGTGTGACATTACGGACGATTATTAGTCTTTTCCAAACAAAATATATTTAAGGCGCTTCATTAGGGGCGCTTTTTTTTTTATGTTTCTGCGGCGATCATAATGTATCAACATTTCTTGTTGACAGCACATTATTTCCAAGGCACTTGCGATAAAGTCGGATTGTTTTGCATTTGTACGCAAAAGTTCCTCGGTCATTTTTTTTAATTCATCAATATTTTTTGATGAATGTACGTCTTTAACAAGGCTTTCAATGTAGAACTGACGTTCAAGACTTGGGCTTGATGTTAAGACGTTGATTAGACTTTTCATTGTTCTTTAGGCCATAAGTTAACCTCGATATATTCGACAATTTTGTCATCTATGGTATTGTCCGTAGATTTTACTAAAGCTTTTAAAAGATCAAGAATTAATTTTTTAACTGCATTAGTTTTGCAGAAAGTTAATAGAATTGGCTTTAAAATACGAATCATGGTAATTATGGCAGTACTTCCCAAACATATCGCTTTTTGCTAGATTTAGCCCATACCTCGCAAAACAATGGAAGAACAAGAAGAAAAACAAGGGTTAGGATTTATTGGCAATGCAGTACAGCTTGTCATACTCGGGTGGGCGTTATCAGTTATTTCATATTCATATTTTGGTAATTCTACAAGACAAATAGATACCACCTTTGCCGCCGGGCTGTTAAGTGCTGTGATGTCCAACTATGGTCTAAATGTCAAAAAGGCTACTGACAAAAAGAAACTCAATGGTAATGTTAAGATAGTTGACAATTCTGACTCCAAAGTAGGGGTGTCAAAAAAATGAAAAAAACTCTAGCAATCTTTTTATTATTTTTACCTTCAGCGGCCTTTGCTGATATGACCTCAACAATTACCAGTTCGGTAAAAGTAGAGGTTATGAGTGCGGCAACAGCGGCTGACCGTGTAGGAAATAGTTATTCTGTCTCTGGTACAGGTGTTAATACAACTGACGGCACCACCGCGGGTACTCTTGGCGGCCTTGGTTCTACAACCAACGGCGTTAATGCTTATACAAATATTACGGCAAGTCAGCTAACTAACGGCGAAAGTTTTCAATACACAGTTTCATATTTAGAAGGGGACGCAGTACCCACCTCTGCGCCAACCACAGGGGCGGTTTCCAACTTTTCTGACCTTACATCTACAGCGGCCGGTGCAATAGGCTCAGGAGGTGCAACAATAGACAATCACGTTATTACGATAAGTGGTGGCGATCCCGGTTCTACAATTACTGGTCAATATGTAACTACTTTAAGTGTCGATTAATGACAAATGAAAAAGTTTTGGTTATTAATATTTTTTTATGTTTTACCCGCGTATAGTCAGCCAGTTGTCCCTAACTTCGTTACCGGGACTATGTCAAGCACCACGAATACAACTACAAGCATCACAGAAACTATTACATCGAAGGATTATAAAACTGGTTACGAATACACTGTCTCGGGTACAGGAATCACAAATTCTGGCGGGGATATGTCGCCAAATGCTACAACGGTTAACGGTTCTTCGGGCGGGGTAACTTATACATGGACAGGCGCAGATTTAACAACCAAGCCGAACTGGACTCTAACCGATACGACTTCTGGGGCGGCCTTTCAGTTTTCAGAAAGTTACCATGGACCCGGTCTACAAAACGTTACCACAATTACCAGACAGATAGAATCAGAAAGCGTTGTTACAAGTACCTCTGTGTTCTCGCAATAACATTAAATCCTAGTTCTGTTTTGGCAAATGCTGTAAGTCAAAGCAATAATGGCTCGGTCACGAATCAGGCAATACAAATGAACCAAGGCAACGTAATAACCAACCATTATGGTGGTGGGATTATTTGTCAGGGGCCACAGCTTGCAATCTCTCCCTTTACTACTTTTGGTGTTAACTACAGAAAACCTTTTAACCATACTTACGACACGCCAGTATATGACCCAACCGATCTAGTAGGTGACTTTGACGATAATGGCAATGCTATCGGGGACGGTACGCCAGATAACCCCGGTAAAATTTTGTATTATCAACAAAACTATTCAGGTACAAATAAAGACAGCTATGCACTTAATACAGGAATCAGCCTAACTTTTACAATCCCATTAGATAGACAGCTACAGAAAGAATGTAAAAACGCCGCCCAAACTCAGATAGCAATACAAGAACAGATATTGAAGAACAAACAACTTGATTGGAATATAGCCCGGATAAAAGAATGTGGAAAATTGAAACAGGAGGGTATCTTAATATCAGCAGACAGCGCATTTTTTAATATTTGCAAAGATGTCTATTTAGTGCCAAAGGCTAATCAGGTATTACCACACACCCACGAAATCAAGATTAAGTAGACTTGTCTTTTTTCTTGGTTAACTTTTTAAACAAATTTTTAACCAACGGTTTCACGAGGTTAAGTAGTAATGGACTACTGGCGGCAACCAAGCCAATAACAGCAGTAGATACAATAACAGAAATTTCCGGAATGAATTGATCTTTGAATGGGACGTTTTCATAAAGGGTAATGCACTCAATCCCATCATCGCCTCTTTTATGGCCAATAACCCTTTCTAGCCTAGATTCGTTGCGAAAATCTTTAATTCTTTGATCTTTAGGGCCGGGACAATCTGGTATAACAATTTTTTCTTTTTCTTTTTTTGGTATCTTTGGCTGTTTTTGCTCCGGTGGTTTTGGCGTATCTGTATTAATTTTTTCTTCTTTTTTTTCTTCTACAATGGTCAGTTCTCGAGGGTTATAATCAATCGGCGTATAAGACGGTAACTCCCCAGTAGGACAGCTAAAATAAGCACCGCCGGGGTCATCTTCTATTATCGCTGTATTTTTTACTGAACTATCTCTGTGTGTTTTAACGCACCCCGGTAGGTTTATGTTTGGCAAAGGTACATTAAGTACTTGATATGGATTCCCCTCTATCGTGGGTATTGTTGGTAACTGGATTGTTTGGATTTGTGGTATTACAATCTCAGGAACTTCCATCTATTTTGTTGGCAAAGGGTATGGAGTAGTAGTTTTTGGCATAGTGTTTTCCAAAACATTTGGCAATAATCCTTGTACATTACCTAATACTTCATTCATAACCCTAGTTTTAAACTGTTCTGATGTTACATACCTGTAACCGAAATACGCCGTTCCACTCATGAAAGCTACCATTATGAAAGAAACGATACTTAAAGCGTTTGCTATTTTTTGAAACATGATTAAAGATGCTTTTTTAAAGGCTCTAGTGCCTGTGACTATTATAACTTTTTGCGGAATCTGTGCATTAGCACCATTGTATTTGACCCTTGGGGTCATGACAAGGCAAATGGAAAAGGTTAATTAGTCAGCGGCTTCAGGGGTATTTCCCTCTGCTACCCACGCAAGATACTTTTGATAGTCTGTGTTATCAGGGTCAAATGGAATAACTTTAAGATTAAAAGGCATAGTAGCTGAATCTTGTGTTTTTACTTGATCTACCTGCCCTGTAAAAATGTTTTTTCCTAATTTATAAATTGGATTTGTTGGGTATGCCATAGTTTAAAGCTCCGCATCAAAGGCTAATTTAGCCGCTGTATTATTTAAGATAACGGCTCCCGCTTGCCCTGCTGTTCCGCTTCCTGAGTCACTATTATTAAATCCTCCACCGTATTTATTCATTCCATTTATTGAATTGAAAGCATTAATATCAACATAACTACTATTTCTATAAAATCTATAATAATTAGTTCCTGATGTATTATCAAGAGTCGGTGTTGTTCTCATTTCTTCTTCAAAGTTTACTTGTACAACAACACTATTCACATCGTAGTTATATGCTACAGCACCCATGTAACAAGCACCACCACTAGCATCTTGAAGTACTCTATAATATCTTTTACACCTTCTTAATTCATCTGCATGGCTTAAAAATTCAAAGTCGGTGGCATGATCCCCAACTTCTAATTGAACTCCTGTAATTTCAAATGTTGCATCATTTGTTGTAAACCAAGAAGTTGCATCATCAGGTACTCTTGCAGTACCACTATAAGATTGCCAAGTATTAAGAGTAACTCCTGAAGCAGTATAATTTGTTCCTATGTATGGCCAAATCAATATTTCTATACCTACACCATTATCATTATTAATAGTAATATTTGAATTTCCGGGAATTGTTTTAGTAACTTTTGTCCAAGTATCAGCAGTTAAAACCCCTGTTTCCATTGGGTATAAATAAGCTGATCCATCTGGTGTCTTAAAATAAAAATAATATGTTTTTGAAACGCTTGCTTTTACCCAAAAAGAGAAAGTAATATTGCTTGAACTAGAGGTATAGTTCCAACCAGAGTTAGCTATATTTTGTGCTTCTTGTGGAGTATAGATAGCTACATAACTCCCTGCCTGTGCGCCACTTGTTTGGTTTCCATTAGTTATTTTTAATGCTTTGCGAAACCCTAAAGAATAAGGTGTTGTGCCACTCGCAACATCTACTTGTGCATAAGTAGGAGATTCATCATTACTTGAGGCACTTGTATGAAATCTATCTAATAAATACGCATCAGAAGTTGATGACGTACCGCGTTGACTTATGGTCATTGCTCCATTAATCGTGAGCCGTCTATTACTTAGGTTATTGGTAATATTGGCAGTACACGACCCATCGGTATTGTTGACAGTAATAGCGGCAGTACTAGCTCCTACACCTTTAATTGAATTGACTTTAATTTCGCTCATGGCTTAGGGTTCGAGTCTTTTACTTTTTTTATGTGGGTAGCCCACGTTCCAGTTGTATCTAGTTTACCTGCAAGCATATCTGCATACAACATATCAAGTTGATCTCCATAAGAAGCGTAAATAATTTCTCCGTTTGTTGTTCTATCGGTTTTGTACTTATTTTGTGCCGCCTCTGTGTTTAATTCTGTTCGTGCAGTATCTATTTTGCTTTGTTCAAGAGTTATAGACTTTCCATCTTTATCAAATGCACCTGTTCCATCATCAATAACAACAGACTCCGGGTAGGCTTTGCGTATTGCTTCGTGATCTAAACTAGGCATTATGCACCCACCTCCATAAGAGTTAAATAACTGGCTGTAGTAAAATCATCACTAACTGAATATCTGTTGATAATCATAGCGTTTCCATGCGTACTTATTTGTACTTTATAAGTTGTAGCACTTGTGGTATTTGGACTATCTAAAAAATTAATGACGTTGCTATCTAAATATTGTGCGGTTGTGTATCTATGTATCATAGCGGGTCTTGTGCCAGATGAAGGAGAACCAATTTCTGTGCTACCTCTAAAAAGTTTCAGACTAAAAGCACCATTATTACCTCCAACAGTTAAAGCAACCATAACCAAAATTTTACTACTTGTTGAAGAAGGGGTGATGGCTAAAGAAAAATTAGGAATATCACTATAATCATTATTACCGCTACTTTGAACTGAGGTAATATCTGTTTTTCCTATTTGTTTAACTTGAAGAATTTTTCCTAAAGACGCTGTACTTGTTAAAAGTGTTGCATCTGCTGAATCTGGTAATGTAAAAACTCTGTTATTACTAGATGATGAAGGTGCTTGTAAGCTGAAAGACCCACCCCCGGAAGCTGAATTTAGTTTAATCTTTGCTGTCATAATTAACTAGGTTTAGGGTTGTCAGTTTTTACCTTTTCACAGGCGGCGTAATATGCCTCTAGTTTAGTCGAATCTCCTTTGCTATTCCAGTACATTGCATCTGCAAAATCTTCCAAAGGTGGATACAATAATGTTCTTTCAATTCTATAATTTAATTTATTCAACTCAACTCTTGCCGCATCTATTTTACTTTGTTCAAGAGTTACTGATTTACCATCTTTGTCGAACGCACCGCGGTCATCATCAATAGAAACAACTGTTGAATGACTTTTGTAAATAGCTTCGTGATCTAAAGACATTATGCCGCCACCTCCATTACTGTTAGGGTTGAACAATGATAATTTGCTTCACCAGTAGTATTGCTATGAGCATTGCCTGCTCTGTTCAAATAAATATTTACTCCATAAGGAGATATAAATTGTAATTTATAAGTTACTGCTGTACTACCATCAGCACCATGGGTATCTAAAAAACCAAAATCCATGTTACCACCCATCAAATAAGTGGCATGAGTATTTAAAAATCCACCTCTAGAGTTATAGTAATTATTAGCATTATACTGATCACCGTTACCTATAGCTGTACTATCTCTTAGAAGTTGAATCCCTGCACTATAACCGGCGGCTACACCAACAATTACGTGATAAGTTACATAACATTTAGTGCCAGATTCCGGTGTTAAGGTAACTGACATACCAGATATATCGGTATAAGATGTGCTAGTCGTGCTAGTTGTACTAGTTTTTGTCACTGACTTAAGCTGTTTCATAGCACCGCCAACGCCAGTCCCAGTTACTCCGCTATTTGTAATCGACAACCTTTCAACACCGCCAGTTGAAAACTTAATGGTGTCAGCAGAAGGAAACGTTATACCAGTATTACTATCCGTTCCAGTTAAAGCAGGGGCAGATACCGTTCCATCAACCCCAGAAATACCAGTAGTTCCGTTAATGTTCAATGCCATAATTACAAGATAACAAGTATTGCGCCACTTGGCACGGTCACGGTAACACCGCTGTTGATTGTTGGACTTACTGTATGAGCGTGTTTGTTGGCTGTCAAGGTATAATCTGTAGTAACAGTTTGGTCGCTCTCAAAAAAGCACTCATCACTCCCGCCCCCGGTTGCTCCGGCTCCGCCACCAACGGCGGCGAAAGCAGAACCATTATAAATTTCTGCTGAGCCTAAAGTACTGTTAAATCTAAGCTCTCCTGTAGCAGGGGAACCCGGTCTTTGTGCTGTAGTTCCAACAGGTATTTTTAAGGCTGTTGTGTAGTTATGAACAACGGCACCTGTAAATGTTGCGCCGGCTAAAGGTGCTAGTCCAAAGTTTGTTGTACCTACCGGGCCTACAGTTACGTAACCATTATTACTTGCATTTCTAATTTTTAAATTTCCATCTGATGTATCTACGTGCCATTGGTAGGCGAAATTTGTTGTTAATGCACCAGAATTACTATTGTTAGAGGCAATCGCTTGCAGAACATTATTTATGTCGGCTCTCACCGCAGAGCCAGTTCCGTTATCAATTACAAAATCATGTTGGGCCATGGCGTTTAGGTTCCTTTACCAAATCCTACCGCTTGATAGTTGAAATTTCTATCTATACTAGCATTTGATGAATTTTTAAAGTGTACTGTAAAGCCTGTAGAGCTAATATTTGACAAAACGAAATAATCTCCGGAAGCCATATTGCTTGCAGTTATTCCAACGCTTGGCAGACTACTATTATTTCCACCAAGAACCGAAGTACCTGTAAAAAATGGTGAGTCAAAAGTTACATTTTTTGCCCCGGCACCAGATGCTATCTCTGTATTGCTCTGTTCTGTTCTTCTTTGGAAAGATGCTGTATAACCTAACTGGGTTACTTTGATGTCTTGTGCGGGGTCATTTGAGTTCAAAACAGCGCGGAACTGGAAGCCTCTACCCTTAAATGTACCGTTGGCAAACTTTCTAAAATCTGTATAAGTTGGCGAACCCGAACTAGGATTATCGGAAGTGGTTCGTACAAATAGTTCTGCATTAACGTCTACGGCCTCTGTGCCATCGAAGTTTGTCCATGTATCAAGATTTGCTGTTCTGGAATCGAAAAGGTCTGAGGGGTAGAAACCTTCAGTTAAAAAATGTCGTTTAAGATCAAGGCTAAATACAGCCCCAAGATCAAGTGTATCTTTGAAATCATAAGTACCAGTTGGGACTATGCCACCGAAATCATCTAAAGAACCTACAAGGTCAAAGTTAGTAATCTGGTCAAAACTACCGCCCCCAACTAGGTTTAAACTATTCGTAGTCGCGTCAAAGGCTACGTTGTTTAACGTACCTTGGTATTTAGGATTGTCTAAATCTTCTCTACGAGTCTGGCTTACTAAAACACCCTGAGTATCGGGTAGATCAACAATTACAGATGTTTCCCCTGTGCTAAAACGTCCCCCATCATCTTGAAATTTTAATATGTATTCTCCCTCAATTAATGGTACTACTGCTGAAGTTGTGTTGCCTGCTAATCCGGGTATCAAATCAACCGCATTTGTAAAAGTACCGTCACCATTGGTTAGTGTACTGTGACGTACATAAACACGCCCGCCATGAATTACATCAATGTCTGTTGATAAATCCCAGTTTAATCGAATGTTTTTTGAATCTACTGGCTCGAAAGTTAAATTTTGCACGTTGCCCGGTACAGCAGTTTTGCCAACAGCATTGAAAGTCGCATCGGTTGAGGTAGGACTAATTTCTAGCGCGGCATTGTAACTAAATACTTGTATTTCGTATGTACCCGCTTCAGTATTGAATATTTCATAATCAGGTCTTGAAACTGTCTGACTTGTATAGTTCCCATTATTGAAACGATAATTTACTTGATATTGAGTAACGCCAACTATCGGTTGCCAACTTATAATTAATTTTGCTACCGCCTGATTATTTATTTCTACAATTTTTTCAGCCACAGTAAGTGCATTAGGTGGGTCTGAGGGCAAGTTAAGAACAGAAACGGTACGATCTGGTAAGGTTATATTTTCTTCAATAAAGTCATATTTTTCATCAACATAAGAAAGTGCTGTGATTGTATAGCTTATTCCGTCATTTTCCTGCACATCTACAACTCTAAATTTTTGTGCTAATACAGCTGTATTTTGAATTAACCAAACTGTATTTACGTTTGGGGTAGTTGTTAATGCGCTTTCTAAAGTAACAACAGCACCAGAAATACTGGTTACATTTTTGGTTTCAACTGTTCCATCAGGCATAATTATGCTCATTGTGGGACTATTTGTTGTTGGTAAATCTGTAGCTGAAGTATCGTCTACAGTTATTTGGGTTGTAGTAGCGGCGTTAACCCTGCCTGATCTCCTCACCCCTGCTCTAACTGGGTCATTAATTTCTATTACGCTACCGGGTCGAACGATAATTCCAGAATCTATAGAGGTATTAAAGTTCACCACCTCACTCTCATTGTTTTCGCTGAAAAGTATTGCCCGCCCGAATCTGTTCGCCTGACCACGAGAAGTACAGGCAAATGCTCTAACTTGTTTAACAACTGTACCTATTTTGTTAATCAATGCGCTATCTTCCACTACTTCGTAATCAATATCCTGTGAATCCATGTTGTAATAGGCCACAGAAACTACACTATGTCTTGTTTTTAAACTACTGCCAGAATACTTAAAACCTTCTTCGTCTACATTTGCCAAACTGAAAAGGTAACTTGCATCGGTTGGTTTATCTTGGGTAATTGTAATTGTCCCCGCAGACCAAATAGGCATACACCGCATAACACCGGCTAATTCATTGATGAGATCAAAAGCCTCGTTAGAGTTCTGAATATTTACATTGCAAGAAAATCTTGCTTCTTGTCCTCCCCTACCGTCATTAACTAAAGTATTTGCAAACTTTGAAGCCTCTACGAAAGAAAATAAATCTAAATTACCGTCAACGATATGATCGCCAAAGCCATAACGTGTATTAGTGATAAGGTCGAGTAAAATTAAGGCCGGGCAACTTGTCCATTGAGACGCGCCCATAGTGCCATTAAAAACGTAGTTGTCAGGATAAACAACCCTACCAGTAGCAAGGTCGATTGTCGGCGTGCCAGAGCCTCCTGCGCCCGCCCCCGGTATTCTTACTTTGATTCCTCTAAGCCTAAATTTTCGTCTTGGTACTGAACTGAATTGTTGTGAATCCAATCTTAAAGAAAGATATGCAGAGTTAGCATAAACCTGTTTGTCGTCTATGATTTCAGCAAAGCTAGTCCATTGGAAAGCGTTAATTAAACTTGAACTTGTTGAGTCTGCTGTAACGCGAACAACTCTAATATCAACAGGAAAACTACCAGTTAAATTAATTCTGTATTCTTTTTGGTAAGCGTCTGCGGTGCGTCCGGTGATGGTATCTGAAATAATATCTGAAAATCCACCGCTGTTATATTGAACTTGAATTTTTAGATCAACGGTAGAACCAAGCAAATCACCTTTGTCTGTTGCCTCTTGAATCTGAGGAAAAGTTATAACAATTTTTGCCGCATCTACGTCACTATTCGTTAATGTTCTGGTAACAGGACTAGCGGCAGTAACATTTACCCCAACAGCAGTTAGCGATTCGCTAGATTCAATCCCACTCATTGCAGTTTGATTAGAAGTTCCAAAACGTGCATCGAAACCTACATCTTGAAAATTGAAATCAGTTGTAGCGGGATTAGCTGAGTTTGCAGTTGATTTTAATATTGGGGTATCGTTTAAAAAAATATCTTTTTTGAAAGCATTATTGTAAGCGGCGGTTCCTTTTGTAAGACCTTCTTTAGAAGCACTAGCCGAACCCTCTATTTCTCCCTCAGAAACCAGATCAAGCAGTGTCGCAAACTGCTTGCTGTGCAATGTATCTGGTGTTCTTGTTGGCTGTGGTGGAATTGGCGGCGATGGTGGCCCCCCTGAGCCTCTAATAATTTTTTTTGTCATGCTGAGATTTGGTGCGTATCAACACCCGCTGAAATTACGACAGACCCGGTGAAAATCTCCCCATATACCAAAGGCACAGGAGTACCTGCCCTGCTAGTATTTTGAGTCCCACTAAAACCAAACGAGATTCTAGGGTCATTGGGCGATGAAAAGTCTGGCATTTTTGGTTTAGGAAATAACATATCTGAAACGCCGCCAAGAACCATTGCGGCACCTACAGCACTTGTCAAAGTACCAATACCAGTTAATATCCCACCCTTAACAGCGGCGGCACCGCCAAGACCGTACGTACCAAACATACCCGCACCCGGAAAGAGAAATGAAGCACCTATTAACGCGGCACCTGTTAAAATCCTCCCAAAGTTACCACCCGCACCAGTCACAACCGGAACTATATGTACAGTTGCTTGTCCTATCGGATCCATTATTTGTGTTTCGTCTATTTGATCTTCATTAATTAAAACCTTATAACTTTGCTTGGCCATGTGTTTTTCTAGCTCAGGAAAATTAGTTATAAGAAACCTCATTGTTTGACCAACACTATTAACGTGCGCCTCTAGCTCCTCATACCCTAGAAAATCTTTTAAAGGCCCATAAAATTTAATTTTCTTTAACATAACGAAGCCTTTTACCTGTACATTTTAACAGCCATTCAGAATATGGCTCTCTTGAACTCAGCCTATCGGCCAAATGGTGTAAAACTTCTCCACCTAAAAAGATTGCAACATGATTTAATCCGGGGTGCAAGATGGACATAAACAACAAATCACCTTTCTCTAGTTTCTCGTCCGGCCTAAGTTCTCGAAAACCTGTGCGCCAAGCGCAACTTTCAAACATTGGATTTTCAAGAAACTCCTCTGGGGTAACAGGTCTTTCCCAGTCTCTAAGCTCAATATTTTTTTCTTCTTTATACCAATCTCTCACAAGACTCCAACAATCAGTAACTCCCCAACACCAAGGACGACCAATCAAAGGTGCTTTATAACCAGTTGGCTCACAATATCCCCAAGTTTCTGTTTTGGGATTAACAATATGCCAAGGAATATTGCTATCTTCACAACTTATCTTATCGGCTTCGCTAGGCGTAGGGGGTGTACTTGGGTGTGAATGCACTATCGCAACGATTTCTCCGGCGTTGTCGGCCTTTACATAGTCAACAGGGTCTAAAATAAAACATTGGTGTTGCGTCATTGATAAATTTCCGCAAGGGAAATACGTTTTTTTGCCTTTTTTTATAACGATTAGCCCTACACTTTCTTTAGGGTCTTGCTCTTTTGCGTGTTCTAGTGCTTTAATTTTCCAATCCATTATCCAGTAACTAATCCGATTGAGGGAAATTCAGCCCTTGTGCATTGACGTTTTGGCGCTCTTACTCCGGCCATATCGCTTGGTGCCGCTAATTCAAAACTTACAACTTCTCTGTTTTCTGTTGCTTTCCTGTCTATCTGAAATATTTCTCTAGGATATTCGGCTGTAGGGTCTGGTGTTCCTAGTGGATTAGTTTGTGTCGTGGTACTTGTAACAATCGTTTCAGTTGTAGTGTTTGGGTTATTCATTGTGATCGTATTACCCATAGCGTTACCGTGTACAGTGCAATAGTATCTCAAATCATTAGGTGCCGTTGGGTATCCCGGTTGATATGTAACTGTCGCTCCGGAACTCCCGGCAGTACCCGAGTTAGTAGTGAATTGTAAACCACCGGCATCTGATTTAATTCTTAAAGGGTGGCCACTATTAGAACTATCCTCTTGATTGAAAATATAAGTAGACCCACGTTTCATAGTTAAAGTAGGCTTATTTACACCATTTAAAAGAAATATATTAATACCACCGACATTTGCAACCGTTACCGTATAAGTTATTGTTTCCGCGTCGGCAGGGTCGGCTATCGTTTGTGTTGATGTACTAGTGGTCGTAACTGGTTTAAAGTTAACAGCGTCTAGAAATCTTGCCTGTGTTCTGATTCTTGTAAAAGTAGCCCCAGTTAAATCATTACCGACTGTGGTTCCGTTTACATTTAAAAGTATTGCTGAAATAGTTCCCAAAGCGTTGCTGATTGTCACGGTAGGCCGTGGAATCTGGCCGCGCTTGTATGCAAACCCCTCCGCCTCAATCGGAAATCTTAAATACTCATTTCCGGCCCAAACTATTTTTCCATTTGCATCTAGATTAGAACCCGCGTGAAATCTGTAAGTTGTTGCAGAACCATGAAGCGTTGCGTCAGTCGTTATTGTAAACAATTCAATAACAGCACTTGGATTAACTTTCTGTAAATCGCTAACAATACCCGCTGTACTCAAGGCTCAAATACCTCCCTAAATGTTGTATTAATTCTTGCTCTGTTTAGATAAGTAATTGTTTTTGTCCAACTATCACAAACAAATTTCTGGCTTGATGATTCTCCCGGTGCTGTGAAATCAAAACTTTCATTATCATTTGCCCTAGCGTCCAAGAAAGTTTCTATGGTGTCTGAATCTGTTTCGCTAACTTCAAAAATTAAAGTATAAATTTTGGGATTTTTATGTTCTGCAAGACCAAAAGTAACCCTATGCTCGTAACCATCAGCAAAAGAAATAACCTTTTTTACAGGAGAACTGCGTTTAAGAACTCCGTAAATTGGATTGATCGAGGGAAAAGTAGCCATTATGCTAATAAGCCTCCGGGTCTTTGCTGTCTAATTAGTTCTGATTGTATAGCAGATGCTAGAACCCTGCCAAAGTCTCCGGCTTTTTGGTCGTCTCCTTGTACATTTGACCCGCTTGCATCTACGTTAACAACGATACTTGTACCACCTCCGATATTTGGGCTTATCATTCCGCTAGAACTTGGTGTAAATATTTCAGGGCCTCTTTCTCCAACTAAATAACTAGAACCTCTTAAAGCCGCTCCACCATTAGCGTTACGCCCACTTATACTAAAGAACTCCCCAATACCACCGCCTAAGCTCCCGAGGAACGCGTTAACACCATATTGAATCAAAGACCTCTGTATCTGTCCAAAGACTGCTGAGGCCACTTCTCCAAGCGTTCTAGTGCCATTTATTGCACCTTGTATCGCGTCTACCATTCCAGTTCTTATAGAAGTTCCAATATCTCCATATAATTTTGCTAGTTCAGAAACTTGATCGTATTCTGTTCCATTAGCGGCTAGTATTTGCTCCATTAGTGTTTTTCTTTCCTCTACTTCTTTGGTTATTTTTTCATTAGCCGCGCTTGAACCTTCCTCAATCGCAAGTATTTCAGCCTCTTTTTCAGCAATTAATTTTTTGGTGTCTTGAATAAAAAATAATAATTGATTCAAGTCCCCTACATTTGCAGAATCGCTTTTGATTCTGCTTGCTTGTCTCTCTACTTTTGCAATTAAGGTTTCTACTTTTTCTAATTCTGCTATCGAGGTTGCATTTGAAATAGTTGGTGTAGCTAATTCAACTGCACTTTGTAAACGTCCAATACCTTGTTTTTCTAATCCAAAAGTTGTTAAATTTTCTTGGCCGATACCGAGTAAATCGTTTAAAGGATTACTTATAGCGGCAAGTTTAGAAAAAGTTATGTCTGAACCGGCTTTAGCTAGCTCTTGATAAGACGCACCGACTTGTAAATCCCTCATAAGGGTAATAGCTTCAGATGCTTTTTGTACGATGTCATTCACCGTACCTAAAATACCTTTAAGCGCGGGGCCTAAAACTTCATCTAAGGCACGAACTAGATTACCTATTGTTCTTGTCAGGTTTGAAAACTGTTGAGACAAAGTACCCTGAAACTCATTCGTTGCATCTAGTGCCACACCCGAAGCATCACTTTGATTAATTAAGTTTTGATTAAATTTGACAAGGTCATCATTAATTAAAGGAAATACAGCCTTCATAGCTTCCACACTTCCAAAAAGTTTTGCTAATTGGTCAGTAGTTGCGTTTGAATTTGCAATATCTTCTAAAATTCCTCCAAAACCTTTCGATTCAAGTGCGGCCGCATTAAATTCAATCCCTAATTTTTTGGCTATTTTCTCAGCTTCCCCGGTAGGTTTTAAAATTGAAACTATTGCTTGGTTTAATCCTGTGAAAGTTTGTTCTACTGGTACACCTTGCGCAGTTATCGTTGCTATCGCCGCATTTAATTCGTCAATGCTTATACCGGCTGATTTCGCTGTAGGTGCGATTCTACCTATCTGCCTTGCATATTGGTCGACAATAATTTTACCGTCATTTTGTGTTTGTATAAATCCATCTACAATTTTTGTGGCTTTATCTGCCTCCAAACCATAAGCGTTCAAAACACTCGTTACAGCGTCAGATACCGTCCCTAAATCTGACATACCACCAATAGCACCTTTAGCTGAAGCCTCTAAAACTTTTGTGGCATCTGCGGCATCTGTAAAACCCGCTGAGGCAACGTCATAACTAGCGGCTAATAATTCTGTCTGTGAAAATGCACCCTCCAAACTTCCACTAAGTTGTAATAAATTATTTGATAATTCTTTAACGTCAACCCCTAAAGTTTTTACCGCTACTGTTGCCCTTTCTGCTTCATTAAAACCTTTGAAATAATTTCTGACACTTCCCGCTATCAATAAACCGGCAGACAAAAACCCAAACGCCTGACGTAAACCGACAACCGATTTTGTTAATTGTTGTGATGCTCCTTGAGCCTGACGTAATCCACGAACTGCCTGTTGTGAATTGACTCTCAGGTCAATATTTGAAATAGCCACAAAGTTTTCCTATCGAGTGCGAGACTTTGATTCCTCAATGTACCGTTTTTCCCTTTCGGACTTCAATTCAAAATAAGCGGCATAGAACATAAATTCTTTGTCTGTTATTCGTTGTCGAAGTTCTCCTACGGTTATTCCTAGCTCGCAAGATAAGAAAAACTCAAAATTGAGCCAACTATCTTGCTCTAGGCGTTTTTTGCTTCGCCCAACTCTGGGGCAGGGTCCATTCCGAACAAGAATAATTCAAGTTCGTTTAATACCTTTTCTGGTAGCTCGCGTTGTAGTTTTGGTGCATCGGCTAAAGCGAAAGCCTTTGACCCATCTTCCAACTCGGCCAACATACAAAGTATCCGGGTACTGATCGCTAACGCGTCTGTGCTATTGGTAGCTGAGTTTGCCGCGATTCTGTCTGACCTTGTAAGTGGTCTGAAATATAAGTCGATCACTTTTTTACCGGCTTCATTTTTCAATTCAAACTTTCGTCTTTCTTGAATATTGAACTCAGTAGTTAAAAGGTCAACGGTGCGAGGATTTGTAGACATAAATTAAACAGCAAGTGTAACAGCACCATTGGCGGTAAAGTTAACGGTAATAACTTCTAAATCGCCAACAGCGGCGCCCATATCAGCAGAGGTAACAATACCAGAAAAAGTGACTTTTTTTGTGCCTGAAGTGTCGAGGAACAATTCAAACTGAGCGTCCCCGGCATCTTCTGCAACAATAACATCATCAATTAAATTTTCTGTTTCGTTGCCTGATGCGGCGGTATATAGAAGCTCAACGCTCCCGGTAGCGGAAATCAATCCACCAACATATGCCCTAGAAGTGTCACCGTGATCGGTACATTCTAAGATTTCTTTGTTTATGGTAAGTGACCAGTTCCTAGTACTAACAATGGCTTCAGTTGTACCTGAGCCATTTTTAAACTTAACTGATCCTTCTTCTCCACGGTAAAAAGCCATGATTTTAAAAAAGGGGTTAGTTAGCTATATATTAACTCTTGCTAGAAGAGTTAACAGTAGCTGATTTCGTTTTTTGCTGTGATCGCTGATATGATTCACAGCGGGGGTCCCATAATGCGGGGTTACGCTTGCCTTTTACCTTTTCGATAATGTCAAGCATTTCTTCAGTAATTTCGGTCATAAGTCCTCGTATGCTTCAAAGGTCATTCTAAGTTGTGTTTGGAAAAAACCTTCGGGTTCTGGGTTTGCAACTGGGGTGGGGCCGTTAACAGGGTCAAAGACCACACCCGAAACGACCTGTCGGTTGTACAAGTCGCGAATACGTTTTCCAATTACATAATTAGCTCCCGCGCCAACGCTTTGTCCAGTAAATATATTGATTGTAACAGCACCCACAACTTTGTTACTGCTATCGCTAGTACCGCCAAGACTTAGATATTCCCCCTCTCCAAAACTAAACAGACATTGCACAAAGGAATCTCCGGGCGTAGGCGTGTAACTTTGGTTATAAAAAACTACCGGGACGGCGGGGCTATTCGCAAGTTCTGTGTTTAGCCTTCCTTCTATAACGCTTCTAACTGTATTTAAATCTATTGCGGCCATTAAGTTCTCCTCAATATTTTTTGGTATTCCTGTACCGACCAATCCTCAAGTTCTTTTGCAATCTTATCCACCCACGGCCCAGATTGTTGGTCACTACCTGTCCTCCCGATAGCCTTCCATGAAGCGGGTACGCCCTGACCAGTTCCAGAAAGAGCCTCAGCGTACGGTAAATTATTGTGTATGTGATAAACGTTCCCAATCTTTTCTGCAAACCCTGCGGGATAATTAGAACCTCTTGGGGGTATATCTCCTGTTCTAAAAGGCCCATCAATATTTGGCTTGCCGTCGGGTGCGTTCTCTCCAATTTGCCAATCAGATTTAAACCTACCAGTATCTACCGGGCTACCTAGTTTTGCCCTTGCATCTGCCTCCAAAACAACAGCCCTGAGAAGTTGGTTTATTTGAAACTCCATGTGTCCACCTATTCTTTCTGGGGGTATAATCATCATGTTCTTAAATAAAGCTCATAGGATAAAACACTAGCACCACTACGGTATGTCTTGATTCGGACGATTTGATGCACCTTGCTGTCTATTACAACACGATCTTTCGTTGAAGGGGTGTAAGCCAAAGAGTCAGCCGCAACAGTACATTTTAGGTCTGCGGCTTGTACAAGGTCATTGACTTCTCTATCGTTTACATCTTGCAAAACGCCTTTTACAACAGTATCGGCGGTTGTTTCGCTAATAACTCCTGTGGAAGTGTTGTAACTCCCCGGTGTTACTCTTCTTACCGTCACGCTTGTACCAACGCCCGGTATTTCCGCAACTTTGTCGATTACTTTTTGTATAGCTTTTGCAAATGACGGCATTACACTAAATAAGCAATAACGGTTCCGCTGTCTAGCTTCACGCTAGTAATGATTCCCTCGATTGCTGTATTTGATTTGAACTGTAGCCCAGTTAAATCACCTGTGATGTTTTCAGCTACCAAAGTATTAATAACTGAATCTTGCAATGCTTTGATGCAACCGAAACGGCCTGTGTGTGCGGCTGTATCGTTGATAATTTTGGCGGCGGGATAGTAGCCCATTAAATTAACTCCTTTTTAGTGAAATGTTACCCGGTCCGCTGATTCGCAGACCAGTAAAGTACCGTTCAAAAAGCGGCGGCACTCTATCAGCGCCTACAGCGCCGTACTTATCTGGTTCAACGGCAACACCGCCTACACCAACTCTTTTATAATCCTCTAAACCTGACAATCCTAGACCGTCTTTGTTGTTATTAAGATATACCGCCAGTATCACTTCTGCTCTTTTAACTTGATCTGGTATTTCTGTATCGGTGTAATAATCTGTTGTGACCCGGTAAGGGAAACCAGTTGTATAGGTGCTTGTAAAAGTGTCTGGCTTTCTAACTCCTGTTCTTGGCCATTGAAGCGCTTGTGTGTCTGAAGCTCTAGCGCCCAAAAATCTTTCGCGGTCAATCCGCTGTGTTGCTGTATATAAAGCCCTATTTTTTTGATCTGTTGTAGCACTAGCCCAAGCCGCTACGTCATCATCTTCAACTAAACCGTCCACAATGGCTTGTGCATCAGCCAAAGTTAGATAGCTATTTGCTGACGCGCTTCCCGCTGTTGCTGTTATGCTTATTGCCATTTACTTGTGATGATTTGATCTTTTTTTTGGGTTTTGGGGGAACTGAGGCCACTTTTGCGGCCTCCTGTTCTCTTAAACGCCTAAATGCGAATATTCCCATTAACCGGCTTTTAGTATCTGGTAGTTTAGTACGATTGCCTCGCCTAAAGAACCCGCAGAAACATTAGCTACTGTGATCGCGAAAGACCCTGCGGCTATTGAGTTTGCTTGTACCAAATATGACCCGGCTGTACCGGCGCTTGCGTGGTTAACCACAACTACATCACTTGCAGTACATTCAGAGTTTGTAACTGTGAAAGATACTTCAGCGGCGGCGGCTAGTGCCGCGTCAGCCATTGTTATAACTCCTGCAACTTTGTTTAAAGTTACACCAGTTGCTTTGTTTGTGGCCTGAGTAACAGAACCTGTCTGGTCAGAACCTACACCGAGAGCAGACCCGGCTGTTGCTTCAAATACTGATGGCATAATTAGTTACCTCTAGTCTTGAGTAGATACGTTAGTAGCTCTAACGATACCGATGTTCTTTGTCTCGTAAACTTTCGACCAATTAGCTACGGTTGCTAGAACTGTTCTATTTGGGTTTGTTGTTGTAACAGCCCATTTAGACCCTACTGGGTGGTAGCAGTAATGAAGGTCAACAGCCATTGCGTCAGACTTAGCCAAGATGTCTCTGTCTGTCTCAGTTGTTAGACCCGCTTGCTCGCCACTTGCTACAGCGCCGGGTGTAAAGAAATATGTTGAATACTCAGTAGATGCACCAGAGCCAGTTGTTGAAACATCATCTGACACGATCACGCGTAAACCGCAATAAGTTGGAACTGTATCGTTTCCACCACCGTATGCAGGGGCAATAGTACCACCAGATGCAGTTGCAGAACCGCCGTTTCCGTCACTTGCAAGAACATAGTCAACCATTTTTCTCTCAACGAGATCATAGTAGACCTTGCTATGCATACAAACTACTGAAAGTTTGTCACCCTGATCTCCAAGGATTGATCTAGCTTTGGCAACGTGCTTTGGACTAAGTCCTGTTGGTGTGTCGCCACTCTCAGAGTCGATACATAGATCAAAGAAAGCTGAGTTAGAATCGTTTGCATTTATAGAACCAAATACACCGTCTAGACAAGCTAAAAGGTCTTTCTGTCTTTGGTTAGCAATATATGCACCGATCTTTTGACCAATCGCGGCCATTGGGTCGGAACCCGCCGCAAGTGCGGCTAAATCTCTTGATTCAAATGCACGGCCTCTATGTAGGATTACCCCAACTTGCTTGTCAGTTGTAATCTTGCCGGGTGTTAAAGAACTTGAATCAGATAAAACCTCAAAATCTCCACTCAAGTTTGCAGAGAAGAAAGGCACATTTATTAGATCACCGCCCTCAGTAGCGTTTAATTCAGCCATCGGTTGAACAACACCGCTTGCAAGGAAAGAATCCCTTTGTGTGGTCTGTTCTATGACGTACGGCGTAAACACCTCTGGGATGATCATGTCACTACGGAGAGTAGCCATTGAAAATCTTGTGATAAAGTGTACGATTTTTGCGGGCGCAACCCTACAGGGTCCGGCGCAACCTTTCCCTAGTTACGATCTATAATAACCAAAAATCTACAAAATCAACAACTAATTTTTAGCCGCCGCCTTTAATTGGTCATAAAGTGGCCTGTTTGTTTTATACAATCGCATCTGTTCTGTAAGGTTTCCACCGTTTTCAAATGGGTTTTTGTCCATTCCAATAGGCAAGTTACCTGATGTTTTTCTGCCAATAGGTGCGCCCGAGCCTCTTGCCGGGTCAGATTTCTTTAACCAATCTGGTAAGCTCTCAGCCCACTTGGCAACTGGGGTTTCCTCATATCCATCAACAACAACAACCGTCCCATCTTCGCGCCTTTTGATTTGATCCGGGCTAAGTTTTGTTTTCAATACCATATCAGGGTCATGGACAATATCAGCCAAAGCAGAAACCGTAGGCGTAATTAATTCCAACTCTTTTACTCTTTGTTCTAATTTTTTTATCTGTTCATCTTTTGTTGCACTTGCTTCTCTAAACTGCTGATCTCGAGCCTGTAACGCCTCTGAATACTTTCCTTTGGCCTCTAGTTCCGCTTGCTCGGCTTTTTGTTTAAACTCCAGTAGTTTTTGTACGTCCGTACCATCTGGCATTGTAGAAAGCGTTTGTTCTAGCTTTTGAAACTTTTTCTTTTCGTCTAGTAATTCTTTGTTTTTTGCGTCCATTGCTTGAACGCGACTTTCGAGAGCCTTTATTTGTGAAAGTAGCTCTTCGTTGTTGTTACCAGTTGGCGCAACCTCTTGGTTAGTTTCTTCTGACATAAACCCGCAGGGTAAATTTGTTTTTATATTAACTCCACTTTACACGATTGGCCCAATATGCCGCACTTGTCTTGCCTTTTGCAATATTTTTTGCGTGTCTGGCCTTAAAACTTTTGCGTTTTGCCTTGTCTGCCTCTGATTCTCCTTTTCTGGGTGGTTTTGTACTAGCCCCTTGCGCTCCAAATCGAATCAATCGCTGTTTACCACCATCGTTTATAACAACGGCATGAGACTTTCCCGAACTATGACCCGGTGTTCTTATGGGTTTGTCGACCCCTTCAAAAGTATGGCCACCTTTTTTTATTGCCATTATCTTCTTTTGTTATATCTTGCGTATATCGCAGAGTCGGCTGTTCTGGCTTTATCTCCTCTCATGTAGCTATTTACCCTGCCCATCGCCCAAGCACCCATTGGTACGTTTCTGCTACCCGATGAAAGATATGCGCCTTGACCTTTTCTATAAACCTCTGCAAGTTCGCCGTAAAAAAACTTTGTACCCTCAGCTTTTTTCTTGAGGCTACTTTTTATTGCGCCGCTTAGGGGTTTTCTTCTTGCTTTTTGTGACATCTTGTTTAGTGCGTGAACGTGATACTGCGGCAATGTCTATAAACTCGCCACGTTTATAGGCTTCAGCGGTACGCTTGATCTCTCTTGCTTTTGCCGCTTTATTTCTGGCTCCCGATAGATATTTCTTTGGTAGCCCGGTCTTTTTATCTTTTGCTGTGCGCCTTAATTTAGGCATTGACAGCTTCCTCGATTATCGCCACTAGCTTCTTATGAGTTAGTCGCTTATCAAGTTCAATACCAATAGTACGCCCAAACTGTTCTAACTGCGCCTTTGTCATGCTTCCAAAGTCAGGCTTTGTAGGCATAGGACAAACTGGCTCAGGTTCGGGGTAAGCACCGTCAACAGAAAAAGTTAATGGGGTCATCTTTTTTTACCCCCTTTTTTCTTTTTCTTTTTCATACCCATTTTTCCGTAGTGTGAAGGCATTAGGAAACTCCAGTTTTTTCTATTATACCTAATTCTTTGTCATCAGCTTTTATTTGCTCTTGGCCTTCTAAAATCTCTACATTTTTGGCATCAAAAAGATCAACCATAAATATATACAAATCCATTGCAAAACAACTAGCCAGATTAAATTTATGGCCAACAGAATTATAAGCAAACTGTGATTCAAACTCAATGTCTTTTCTGATTTCTTCACTACCTGAGAAAGAAACAAGACCGGGGGACGTACGCAAAGATACCGTTGCATTTTCTGTACCTTCTGTGATTCGTAGTTTGACAGCCATTAATAAACAGTTCTGGTAAGGGACAAGATCATGTAAAAATGCTCCGGGTCTGCTTGGTATAAACGAAACATAGACTCGGGATCACTAAAATGCTCTACCCCCATACTAATAACTTCTGTAGCAGAGTCATATTCTTGCCCCGGTTTTAAACCTTTTGGCATCTGGTTTGCCGGTGTTCTGGTTGCTGATGTTCTTTGCTTGTATGGTCGTCCAACATAAGGCGCAATGAAAGTATCTCTTAAAACTGCCTCCCTAGATGCGTAGCCGTCCATTATTGTACCTTTCAGTTTTTTCGGACTTACAGGAAAGTCACTTTTTATCCTTTTTGTTCTAAAAGCTACTGCCAAATCTAAGTTTTTCTCTTCAAAGCCCTCTAAACTATGGCCGATTTCGTGAAATAGAGTTGCTTTAGCGTCATTCTCTCCAAAATATCCTTCGCTAGTTGCAGGAACTTTGATCTTACTGAACTCAGTTCCTCGAAACTCAGGTTCATTATGCGCCCTACCTTTTCTAACCTGTACTGTTTTGATTTGATTTGAACGACCTTTTATAAACCTACCTTTCTTTGTTATACCCGCACCGTTAAACATCAAGCCAAACTCTTCCATTTCGCCCTTTATTCTTTCCCTTGTTGCTTTCACGTCCCCGGTAAAATCAATCTGGTCTAGTGCGTTCTTAAGTTCTTTTCTTGTAACCGCTGAGTTTGCTATGGCTTCTTTTCTAATATCAAACATTTGTAACGTACCCTGTCTTTCTACGGCTCTAATCTTTGCCCTTTGGTCAGTTAGTCGAGCAACAACTTTGTCGTATTCAACCCTAGCGTCAATACGTTCTTTCATGTCAAATGAATTATTGATCTTATCTACCAAACGCTTTCTTTCTATCCTTAAATCTGAATGTTCCCGAAGTAGCTTTTTGTAGTCTTTTCTGAAACCGTCTAGCTTTTGTAGTCTGCCTCCTACAATATCCTTGCCCCTTGAAACTGCAATCTTTGGCTGTTTTGTGGGTGCATAAGTTCCAAGTGCCGGTTTTCTTTTGACAGGCTTGGCCGTTACTGGGCGTGGCTGTGGCCCTATCGGGATATTCTCAGGTTTGCCGTATCTGTTTTTTAACTCCACTAGAGAAACTCTACTTCCATCTGCCCTGACAAATTTAGATAGCGCCTTTCTGGTGCTTTTTTCTTTGCCTACCAATCTGTCAAAATATCTGAAAGCACCTTCATATTTGTTTGTGACCGGGTTTAGTTTACCTCCAAGTATTCTTGCCTTAACTGCCTGTGGCTGTAGAAATAACCACTTTGAATAATCCATATTTGCAGATACCGGGCCGTCTGCTGAAGCACGCTTTCTACCTGTGGGTGGTGGGTCGAAAGGTAAGTTGTCATAGTCGATCTCAGGAATAATTGTTGATCTACAGTTAAAGTGCTGAGGTGGCATTGGCCCCTGCTCATATTCAAATACCCTTCCATCTAAAGCGCCACAAACAGCCGTTGTTCTGCTATCAAGTGTTGCCGTGTACCTGTATTTTTTGGTTATATCGCTGTTAGCCCGGTAAACAGAAAGTGCCGCATTATTAGAAACTTGGTTAATGCTAGTTCTGACAAGGGTTCTTACTTGGTTGATGGGTGGGGTCGTCATTATCCCGCCTTTCTGTGCCATCTGCAAAATATTGGCGTTATCCCCTTCTCTGCTATTACCAAGCAATCGGCGTGTAATCTGGGGCGTTGTTTCCCCGGTCAATAATCCATCTTGAACTGTTCGCCTAAATAGTTGAACAGAATCATCGGCAATCTTATCAAAGGCTTGCTGTACTATATTTCCGTTAGGTAATGTCATTATCGCACCGAGATTATCTGATAACTCCGACTCTCCTAAAAATGCCGCCAACTGTTTTCCTACTGCCCTCGATCTAATTTTTGTGGGGTCTACGCTTACAACTGACTCTGCAAACTTTGGCGATATTTCAATACCATTAACTTGTATGTTTTGCCTCAGACCTCTTGGTATGACTTGCGTTAGCTGTTTTTCAATAAACCCTGCCTGTACCCCGGCTAATCCTTGCAACTCCCTTATTACGTTTGTATTGGCAAATTTTTTCCAATTACTAAGACTTTTTTCTAACTGCGCCACTATAGAACGTAATCGTGCCGCCCGGTAACTATCGCCCAAGCCTTTGCGGTCTAGCTCGGCCAGTTGTCTAACCGATTGAACACAAATATCTACAAACCTTTTTGAAACATCAGTTGAAACTTTATTTCCAAATCTATTAAGGTCAATAGCATTTCTATAAATGGCATCGGGCAAAGCCATACGTTAAGCCGCCTCTGGTTCGTCCTCTTCGTCCTCTGGCTCCTCTTCGTCCTCTGGCTCAGGTGGTTGCATTTCTGTTAACCCACCAGTTTGTGTAGCCTCTATCTCCTCTTCAACGTCAAACTCGTCTCCTAGTACCTCCCCTTGTGTAAGTTGATCCAATAATGTTTTCTGTGTAATTGTTCCGGCTGTATAAAGCTGTAACAATGATTGTATTTCTTGTGGTTCTAGTCTGGTGCTTAGGAAATCACGATTAACAAAACTGCTACCGATCTCTGAAGTATTCAAGTATTGGGCGTGATAAGTCAAACAGTTGTCGATCAAATCTTGCATCTGTTGCGCTACTACCATCATGGTTGAATCACCTTGACTTCGGTCTATCCTTTTGGCCTCTGCTGTTTCTGCGCTTAACTTCTGCCCTAATACAGCCGCCAAACCAAGTTCATTAATCTGTTGTGCAAGTTGATCTAGCCTTTGAAACTGGGAATCAAACGACCTACCAGTTGGTTCAATGTATTCGGCTCTACCATCTGCGGGAAATGCAATCGCCTCTCCCGGTCCCGCGCTTACCTCTTCAGAACTCTGTGGAAACCCAAAGAAACCTAATAATGGTACAGCGGATATGTGTAGCTGATTGTCGAGGTCACTTTGTACTTGGTAAGCCTTGATGTTTAGCTCTGCAATATCTTCTAGTGGTGGCCTAGACTCCATGAGACTTACGCGGTTTGAATAAGCAACTGCAAATGGTATTTCTGTTGTACTGGTATTACCTTCATCAAAAACTGTATACTTACCATCATCGTTTTTTCTGTGTATTTCGTAGCGCCCCGGATATAACACTCTCACTTGTTCAATTAATTTTTCTCCATAATCGCCATCAGGCTCATAAACCTTTTCAATCAGCCTAAGTTGAGTAAAAGTTGTTTTACCGTCTTTTATTTCTGTTCGATAGCCTAGGATTTCCCTTGGTGTGTAGGCTACCCAATATGGACGGCCATTACCTTCAGCCGGGGTGTCAACAAGTACTCCAACGTGACCGTAACGTATCATTTTTCTAGCTGTTTCATAAGTCCAGATATTTAAGTCATTACCTTGTAGGTCAACGTCAAAAAGCTGTTCTCTGATTGTATCGCTTACATCTTGTAGCCTTACAGGTTTTCTTGTGAGCATACCCGCAAGCATACGTTCAAGCCTTTGAAAGTAGGGCGGGCAAGTGCTTCTAGCTAATCTGTTTTCATATGAATCGTCTTGCTCTCTTGGTTCTTGGGGCAAGTAACGCCTGTGCTTCATGCGTATCGAATATGTCCCCCCGGCTAAATCCTCTATAAGTAGCCAATGCGGTTCTTGATTAAACCAAGTTGAACTAGGGTCGTTAACATCAGTTGTTACCCCGGTGTTTCCCCTGCTGTATTGTCTGCCGTAACCGCTATACACAATAAGTCTCCCTAGTTTTAATTACATAGTAGTTCATTAATACAATCGAACACCAGTTCCACGACCAGAACGTGCATGAAGTGGGTTGAACTCCCGCCAGATTAGATAACCTAGCGCGTCATTCATGTGATCGTACCCGGCCTCCTTGTCTGGCTCGCCTTTTTCAGTATATGATTGCAACTCTAAACATTCAATCATACGTTTGCAACTGGCATTGATTTGTAAACGTACTTTCCCTTTTCCGTTACATAACAAACCCTGTACGGCTGTGACTCTATCGCGTATCGGCGGGTTGCTTTTTGCTGATAGATTAGTGAAGCCATAGGTTTCAAGAATCTGTATATCTGTTTTGCTTGCATTTGTAGAACGATTCCCTCCGCTTGCGTCAGGATAAACATAAATCTTACTGGTAGGGTATCGGCGTTTGATTTCTTGAGCAAGTGCATCTGTATCATGTGCTGATACAATCTCATCAATTATTAACAATTCATCATTTAATTTAACTCCGATAACGGCGCTCATGTTTCCAATATTAAAGTCCACCCCGATTCTCAAAGGCTCCCGCGAATAATCAGGAATTGAGTTAACTATATTATCGGCTCTAACAAAACGGTCATAAACTTGCCCGGTTGTGAGATTCGTAAACTCCCCATTAAGGTAGGCTTGCAACATACTAGGGTCGTAGTTGCTTTGCATTCTTTCAATAAAATCGTCTGGTAAGTGTGGGTTATCTTGTGTTTTCATTCGTATTAGCTTTCTGTCGTCCCTTTCTTTAGCTTCGTCAGAGCCGAAAGTATTCCACATCCATCTAAAACCCTCTGGGGTGCTTGCGGCGCAAAACTGTCTTACGTTACCGGCTCTCAACCTACCGAGTATTTTGGGAAAGGCTCTATCACAAACCGTTGGGGCTACTGTGTCTATTTCATCTGCCAACACGAAAGCTAGATTTAATCCGATTATTCGTGACCAGTTTTCAAAACTTCTACACAATATCTTGGTATCTCCTCCCGGTAAGTGCAGTATGTATTCGGGTAATGGACTGGCTCTAAATGTGTAAGGTATCTCATAATGCTCCAAAAATTGTTCAAAGTCTGTTTGCCATATATCACGGATTAATGGCCCTGTTGGTTCCATAACAGCCCCGGTAAATCCTACGTTAAGTGCGGCCAGTTTTACACACGCCGCGCATAATGCCCTAGTTTTCCCCGCACCATAACCGGCTGATAATCCTAAGATTTCTGTAGAGTTATCATCAAAAAAAGCCTTTTGTGGCTCATGTAGGTCGTTTCTTATCCTTTCTAGCAAAACATCTATATCAACAGAAATACCGGCGCTACCGGGGCGATCTAGTACTGAACCCTCCTTAGAAAGTATGCTCATGTTGTAATTTGGGCAATTTTGGCCATTGCATTAATACACCCCAAAGCTACGTGTAATTGGTTGTTGTTTCTGGCCTCTTTTTGTAGCGTTGAAAGTTGACTTAAAATGTCCGCGGTAAATTGCCTTCTGTCAATGTCAAAATCTTTCTTGAGAACGATACGCGCATCTTGGATATACTGTTCTGTCTGTCTTAACTTCAACCCCCACTCAGCCGCGGTATATTTTATGATTTCTGACCGTGTTACACCACGCGCAAGTAGCGCGGCAATTCTGTAAGTTCGATAATCTTTTTCTGATTGGGTGGCTTTCTTTTTTTCCACTAGGTTAGTTTGTTAAAAGAGTCGAGGGCGTACCAAACATGAGAGTTACGGTAGCCGCCTTGATAGGTAGGAATAATCGGGGTAACTCCATGACGATTACGCCAAGCCGGGTAAACCAATAGAGAATTATCAGTTTGGTCAAAGGTAGCGTTGTAATCAGGTACATGAAGATTACCCCCTTTGCTGTTACGCCTTTTAGTAATTATCATATTTATAGCACCTTTTACGTTGGCGTGGTCTTGATGAACTGGTGCGGAAATATTGCAATTAGAAATAGTAGATGAAAAATTATCAGCAAAACGCCATTGCTCTGGTATCCTTTCGCGTATTTTCATAAGGTGTGCATCTGCTACGGTTGGGATAAATTTTTTAACAAGTTCAAAGGATTTTATGCCGGCAACGTGCATGGCCTTTGCAAAGATATTGGCGCTTTTGACCGCGTGAACAGATGACCGGGTTGCGTATGGCCTTCTCATATGTGGTTTTGGGGGGCAAGAACCCAAGATTGTTGAATACTGTTTTACCTCTGATTCCTCATCATGTAAACCACTAGAACGGCGCATATCAGATTTAGGAACTCTTTTTGTTTGTATCTCCCGGTCTGCAATATTAACTAGGTTCTGCAAATCATCAGGCAAAGTTTTTATGAATAAACCTACTGGGGTTCCATCAGGGTCGATTAAAACACAATCATCAAATACGTTAGGCTCAAAACCTCCTACGGAATCGCCGATCTTTAGGGGCGATGTTACAGGTTTCAGGATTAGTTCAGGTAGTTTCATAATGCAAAACAATAAACCATAGAGTTTTTAGGAAACCAAGTAGCACCCCAGAACGTAACGTCCCTTTCAACATAGTGCAGAGACTTATATTCTGCTTCTACTCGGTAATCAGCTTTTTGTTTGTCGATCACATTCCAAAGTTTTGGTATGTATGGGTCATAATCGAAACTCCATTCATAAACAAGTTTTTCAAAGGTGGCCATACTATGCGTCAGAATTGGTATTTCTGCGCCTTCGATGTCCATTTTACAGTTGTCGGCTAGATTAGCTTGCGTATCAAAATTTAGACAGGGTACTTTAATGCCTTTTTTTCTAATTCCTTTGTGCATTATCGAGTTACGCCAAACCCCGCCGTTAGGCCCGATAGTCAAAATTGTAGACTTTCTTTCATCATGGACTAGGGCGGCTTCTTTTATTTCTACTGCATTTTCAAAACCATTTAATTTAAGGTTTTTTTCTATCATTTCGCAGTTATAAGGGTCAGGCTCATAACAAACAGTCGATGCACCTTTAGAGGCCGCTAATAGTGAGAAAGCACCTACATTACCACCACAATCAAGCCACGATTCGTTGGCCTTTATGGTCATTCCTTTTTTTTGGTAACAATCCTGTTTAAGTACTTCTATAAAAGTTTTGGCATCAGAAAAACCCTCCCGGTAAAAAAAATTAATACCGTTTATTTCTCCTTTGGATAACTTCATTTAATGATTTGTTCTAATGCTTTTACTAGCTCTTCGCCTACATAGATTCCTTTTTTTCTAGCATCTGCAACTATGGCCTTGGCGTGTTCATAATCTTCGGGTCTGAACTCTATTTGAATCGCTTTATACACGTTATTGGCTAGTGCGTCAG